TTGTTAACTCTATAAAGAGTTAATCTTATATCTTCTTATTAAAACAGTTATCGACTGAGATAGCTCTATAAGAGCTACTAAGAATTGCCTGGAATTTAACTTACATGAGACTTTCGCTCACGTCCTCTTTCGGTATTGATTAATACCTGCAGAGGAGTCATTGGTATCACATTATTAGAATGTGACTTCTTGAAGGAGTATTTAATTAATAAATACTGATTCAGGATAATGTTCCTAAGTCTCATCAGAGAGTTGCTATTACATTTATTTATAGCTTTTCGTTCCTTCTAATTTAATTAGTAAACCTCCTTAGTTAAGTCGAGGCTTACTCAGGAGTTGAACTCGCCAAAGACTCGAGGGTCTTTGCCTGTGAACGCTTGCCTGAGCTACGGAGGCAATAAATTCGTGCACCCCTTTATTAAATCATGAAAACTATAAATTTCACTTATCTTAACAAATCATCTTTATCATATGCTCCTTCTCCTAGCGTTGTAGCCTTAAAAGCACAGCGTCGCCATGCTTCCGTTATCATTTCACAGAGAAATGAAAACTCGACAACCTTACGTTTAAAAGTCGCACAATGATTGTTAGAAAATGGTAATAAACAATTGTCTGGTTTATTAAAATCGGATTACCGTCATCTTACAGCAGAGTATCTTCCTACTAAGTGATCGTGAATGTATCATTTATTATTGATCTTACAGAGTCTAGTTGTTCAAAAAGTAACTAGTTTACCCAAAGAAGATCTTAAAACTATGAAAGTATTGAACACTTTGATGGAAACTCTACTGAAACTGGAGGCTTTCTTCGTTTATTCTTGTTATAAATGGTATACTATTACTGCTTTAGGAAGAATCATGAACGGAAGTAAACCTTTGAAAGAAGATAAGTCTTCAATACCAAAGGTTGCACCCTCTGTCGTTGAAAGTAGTGAAAAATCAAAAGTGAATGATTTAACACCACTTGGTCTTCTTAAACAGAAGCGTTTAGCAGAATCAGCCAAGGCTGAAAAACTAATATACAAACCGGAACATCTGTTAAAATTCTGAAAAGAAATGTATAATTCCATTTTCAAATCTATGTCATCAGTTCCTACCGGTAAGAACTTTTCTGATGTCTTAGGACAACTAAAATCTGATATTAGTAACACTGTTATTGATCAGGAATTAGATTTACTAAGATTATCAAATTTACTTAGAACAATTTTTAAGGACTTTGCAACAATAGCTGCTGCCTCTCAAATGTTGGAAGTAAATTATAATAAATTCATCTTGGAAGTGATAATGACTGTCCTTACTATGTATCGAGCTTTCCCTGTTAAAGGTGATCTTGATATAAGCAGTATAGTCAATCCTGGTTCAGGTTTTGATATTAATGATTTAGAATCAGAAATACGAGAATCTGTACAACAACTCTTTTCACACTTAACAGATGAAGTTAAATCTTCTCTGCTAAGATTATTAAATTTTCAGGTTTATCACTCCAACAAAGCGTCACCAAATGGTAATATCTCTGAAGATTGGATAGCCGATACTGCAGCTGTGCTAAATTCACCATTATATGAAACTGTATTAACATTTGTTAGACAGTTAAATAATAGTGAGCAAGCTTTAATTATTCTAGAGGATATAAAATCTCGTGTTAGTGATTTAGCAACGAATAAAAAACATTCGAAGATAAGTTACTTCCAAGAGGGAGGAGGAAAGATAAGAATAATTGCCGTAGTTGATTGGATCACTCAATCATCATTGATTGGTTTACACCAGTTAACACAAGGTTTACTTAAAAGTCTACCAAATGACGGTACATTTTCTCATTCTCTTAGTTTTGTGAAAGCTTGTAACGACGCGGCTAATCACCAAGAAGCTATAAGCGTAGATTTAAGTGCGGCTACCGATCGTTTTCCAGTGATATTCCAAGAATGTGTATTAAAACACATCATGATAACACTTGGTCTTGATAAATCAAGGGCAGAAAAAATTGCTTTGGCCTGAAAGGGCTTACTCACAGATCGGGATTTCACTATTGCTTCAAAAGATATAGAAACCGGGAAATTAGTAGAAAGTGAGATTAGATATGCTGTTGGTCAACCTATGGGTATGTTATCCTCATGGAATATGATGTCACTTAGCCACCATGTGGTTGTTAACATCGCTAACAATAGATTGACAAAGGCAATTTATTACCCTTACAATCTTATTGGCGATGACTTGACTTTACATTCTATGGGGCAGTTTGATAAGTATGTGGATTTAATGACAAGTATTGGCGTTAAAGTCTCGCCTATTAAAACCCATATCAATCGTAATTGCCTACCTACTCTTGAGTTTGCAAAAAAATATCTTATTAATGGTTTAGTTATAGTAACTATACCCTCACGTAGTATTCGTACTTTAGTTAATGGAGATTCACGAGGATTAGGAGGATTATTCTTACATCTAGTACATAACCAGAGTTCTTTCAAGTTTATTGAAATTTGTAAGTATCTTATCAAACTTTGTCCTTCGCTTATATCTTCACAAAGTATGTACGACACTCTTATATCTATCTATTTCAAATCTATACTTCCTAAGGCTTGTGGAGGTTATAATTTTTCTAGTAGTACTATTACCGATATCTTCGGTTGCTATGAGAAAGGTAAACCTGTTATTAATCCTTTAGAAAGTGATACTGAGATGAAAGATCTCATTTCTACTGCATATAAACGTCCACCTGTCTTGGATTTAGTATCGATGTCTAGTATAACTGATCAAATTTTCGTTCAGTTAAACAAGCATATCAGTGCGAAATCTCTAGAACAGATCCGTGATCTAATGGACAAAAAAAATTTCTGTCAGTTAGCTGTGGAGGATGTTATACAGAAATTTGGGATTGACGACTCAGATAGTAGATTGGGTTTACTTTACCGTTTTTGAAGTAGTAGCCACGATCAAGTGAGTGGTTATAGAATAGATTATAATATAGCCATCTCTCCTGATCTTTTACTCTCAAAGTCCGTTACCGACAATCTTAAAAGAGATTTCGTCGATAGTGGATTGAGTATGCCTACCTCAGATTGATTTAACAAAAATATGTTAAACCAAGCCAATAACACAAGCAAGAAGTAAGAGATATAGTTAGGCCTTGACCTAAGTTATCCTCTTCAAATCCTGCCGCTCCGGAAATTTGGAATGGAGTTTCCGAGAGTTATCGCCTAAATATGGATCCTTAGATCGTTTAGGCGTGAGAATTTGTAACCACTTATGCCTTCATTGCTAGGTGGATCTGTCCCGGGTCAAGTCTACTTAGAGTCGTTACCAATCTCTAAGTGATCCGGAGGAAGGTGAAATCCCTCCCGAGGAAATGACTTGACTTTAGGTAATCAGGGAACTACCCACTTTGCATAGATTCGTCTAGTCAAAATTTATTTTGGAAGGGCAACTATCTATAATATGTGGAAGGTTAAGTAACGTTAATAATAACCCTCAAGTTATTATTTATGCAGTACAACATAAGCCCGGTTACTTTCTATATCCTAACAAGATATGGAAAATGTAACAGCTCTCCATTAAATTCATAATGGTTATTCTTAACACTTGACAAAGTGTTAAACGTATGGCTGTCCGCGGTTTAATTTTTTAAATCCGGCCTTAATGATTAGATTGTTAACTCTATAAAGAGTTAATCTTATATCTTCTTATTAAAACAGTTATCGACTGAGATAGCTCTATAAGAGCTACTAAGAATTGCCTGGAATTTAACTTACATGAGACTTTCGCTCACGT